CGTTATCTACAATAGTTTCAGATACCATATCTGTACCGACTACATAGTCAGACATCAAAGCATCATTCAAAAATGATAGAATATTTACTCGGTCACCTGGTTTTTTGATATCACCTTCGTAGTCCCGATTAACGATACCAGGAGCTACAGCGTTTTGGTAAACTTTCTTCAGTACTCCTGAAGAAAACTGTTCACCGAAATTTGTTAATTGCATATATTTTTTACCTTTCTTAGCTCTTCTGCCGACCTTTAGTCAACTATTTGGATTTGGTCTTTCATAATCATATCCTGATATTTTCTAAAGTTGGTTTCACGAAGTAATTTAGCGTCAGCACTAGTCATCTTTCCGACAGTAGAAGGAGTCTTATCGCCACCCGTAGGACTTTCTAAGCCAGTACGTTTAGGGGTAAGTAGTCCTTTTTCTACTTTGAACGCTTTAGCAGCTGTTTGTAGGCTCATGCCCTGATTTTCAGGGTCTAATAAGTATTCTTCAAACTCTGCTTGGTGTTCGTTAATGTCAGGATTAGCAATTAAAACTTCCTTTTTAGCATTCTCTTTTTTGATTTCAGCTAATTCGGATTCTAATTGTTTGGTCCGTTCATTAAACTTTCGGTCTAATGCCTTGCCTTCGTCTGAAAACACTTCGTCATCAGAAGAGGTAGAGGATTCTTTTTGTTTAAGTAATTCTTCAAGCTCCCTTCTTTTCTCTCGTTCCTCGTGTAAGGATTTGAGTAAAAGGTTTGGCTCGGTTTTATCACCAGCCTTAGCTTGAGTAGGTTCTACACCTTCCTCTTCAGGTGTTAGTTCCTCGATGGATTCTGACTCCTGTCCCTGTGTCAAAGGGTCTTTAACGACTTCTTCATTTTGCATATTTTTAACGCCTATAGCAGGCAAATTAATTATTAAAGTCTAGAGATTAAATTCTCTAAATCACTAATTCTTGTTATTCTCAATTCTTTTAACTTATCATATAAAGCTAAAAGCTCTTTTTTTGTTTTTTGTTCTGTGGTTTCTTCAACTGCAACTTCTTCAGTTACAATATCTTCCACAATTTTCTTTTTTCTTCCCATAAGTTTGTTGTTAATTATCTTTTGACTCTTTTTATAAAGTCTTTTTTAATTTTTCTTTTAATTTCCATACTTCCAGCACTTGAGCTTAATCCACCAGGGTATCTTTTTTTAATTTCTCTTTGAACCCCCTCATTGATAGCTTTTCTTGTATTTCTCTTATTCTTTACAATTCCAGAAACATTTTTTACTGTTTCTCTAGCTCCCTGTAAGTTGTATTTTATTCTTTGAAATGGTTGTGTTGGCATATTTATTTTGTTAGTTGTTCTAATTGTTTCTCCATAGCCGTTCTGGTGGCTACAGGACCGTCTATAACACTTACTAAAGTCTTATAAACTGTATGATAAGGGATTAATTGGGCTTTTCTAGCTTCATCTACTGCATAATCAGCCCATTTACTCTCAATTACACTCACTTGAGCTAGGCAATACTGTTTTAAATCATCTAAAGTCAGGTCTTTTTTAGCCAATCCAGCCTTATATTCGTTAAAAACATCCAATTCTGTCGGTGAACCATCAGGCATAGGCTCATTACTAAGCTCGTCTGGGCTTTTAAAACCTCTTTTATGTAACCATTTGTTTAATAAATCGTGCATATTTATTTTATTAATTGAAAAACATAGCCAATTACACCTGAAAGAATAATCAAACCACCTGTTATAACCCCACGCCAGATTTCTAACTGTCCTGTTCTGTCTTCTAATTTGCCGATTCTACCATTAGTAGTGTCTTGTCTGTCGTGTACGCCTTTAAAACCAGACTCTATCTGTTTTTCAAGACTTTTTAGTAATTCTGTTAATGTTTGATTTGAATATTCGGTCATACTATTCACTTAATTGTATATTATTACTTAAATTTAATACTTTGTTTTTTTGTAATGCCATTGTCTTAACAATGGGTTCAGACGCATCATAAGACACCACTTCTTTATATGTCTTAAATCCTGATTTAGAAATTTTTATTGTAAATGGTCCTCGTGGGTCAACTGGTTTTGAAGTTCCTACAACGTGATATTGTTCTCTAGTAATAAATTGTTCTGTAATATCCCCATTAGAATCTGTATTTGTATCAACTACCTTTGTTCCGTCAACATCATATATTGAAAGATTGGCACTATTTATTGGATTTCCTGATTCATCTACAACATTTAAGTTAAATGATATTTTGTCATACAGATAACAATCATTTGAACCAGCTGCTAATATTGAAGAAAAAATAGAATCAATTAAGGTTAAAGATTGTGTACAACTAATAAAATATACTACCGCAGAACCTTCAGTATAAAGTCCTCTCGCTGTAGCTGATTGAGCACCAACTAACTGAAATACTCTTGAGCCACCTAACATATTTACATCAGTAAATGTTCCAGCACCACTACTAAAGGCGTTATCAAATTTAGTCATTGTAACCTTAGTCATTGAACAGTTAGCGCCACTCAAAGGAATAAGGTTTCTAAATTTTGATATATTACAATTTATCAATGCTCCGGCACTATAATTTGCTCCAATGAAACCATAACTACCAGAATAATAAGAAGCATATATATAGCTAAAATTTGTACTATAAGCGTTAAGTGTTCCCCATACAATATTTGAAAGCCACGTATTACTAAAAATTAGATTGCATCCAGAGGCAGTCAACTGACTTCCTGATAAAGTTCCAAATTGCCAATTATAATTCGTGTTTGAATATAACGCATCTGCAAAAATAATAGTTTTATCTACATCTTCCCAATACATAGCAGAATGTCCAACCAAATATGTATTAACCAAATAAACGTGTTCGCTAATCTTTTGTATAACACCCCACCCAGCGGCAACATCAGCATTATACAAATCAACAATAGAAAATTTATCACTAGAGGTACTACCAGAAAGTGTCAAAATACCATGTGCATCATTATATAAATCTAAATAACAATTATTACCAACACCAGATGTACCGTCATCAACAAAGGTAACAGTTCCACCAGAATTACAAGCAGCGTCTGTTGGCATATATCCAATAGGTGGAAAATATCCGTTTAGAAAACCGCCAGATGATGTAGCCCTAAATATTCTATAAGACACAGCCTCCCCAACTGGAATATCAAACGTAATGGTCATACTTTTATTTGTCGCATCAGCCGTTCCTGAAAACTCATCACTTGCTTTACTTTTCCCATACCATGAATAAGAAACTTGTGACCCTTTTGTTGCTACCACACGATAATAATAAGTTACCCCAGCAGTTAAGCTACCGCCCGCAGTTGGTGTTGCTACGCAGTTTATTGGTTTGCTTATATCTGTAAAACTATATCCTTTAGCCATTTAATTCATTTAATAAATCATTTAACTTATCTATTTCAATTTGAATAGATGACATTCTTTGATAAAATGGGTGGTTTTCTTTTGCCCAAGCAATCAGTTCTGTGTCTTTAGGTTTTGGTTCTAATAATACATCTTGTAAATCTTTTATTTCTTTTTTCAAAGCATTAACATCAATAACCCTTTCCTCGGTTTTTATTTCTTTGACTGTGTCTTTGTCTATTGTTTCGTATGTTATCATATAATTTCTTTATAAGAATAAGTAATTACTTTTCCAGCCGAAGCACAATAAGCATATATTTGTTGTGAAGCACCCATATTCATAGTTGCTTTTCCGTCTGGTGGTAATAAAATACCGTTAGCATTTGAATTAGCAAATCCCCAATACATATCTGCATCGCTTCCATTGTAAAGAATTAAAATATGTTTTTCTGTTGAAGCCGTAGTAGGAACTGCATAAGCTGTATTAGCGTTAGTTAGAGTAACGCTTCCATTGCTGCCACTTCCTACTGGATATATTGGTTCACCAAAGCTATCTACTGTATCACCATCACTATTTTCTATTTTAACTGACTTGTAACCCCTACTACCACCTGAAGTACCACCAAAATTAAAATCTACTGGCTTACCCTTACTATCTCGCAGTTGAACTGGTAGCGGATTAGCAATATCAACTCCTGCTAATTCCATAACTCCCCGAACACTCATGTCCCCTTCTGGCCACTCAAAGTCCATTTTAGGTACATTTACCTCTACTTTAGCCTCTGGTACGTTCACAATAGGCGCTTTAAGCCCTTTAAACGCTGTTTTAAGCGTGTTTTCTATGCCTTTGGTATCAATGTTCACTTTAGCCTCTGGAACGCTTATATCGGGTATTTTTACCTCTGGAACTGTTATGTTCGGCACCTTAATTTCAGGCACATCAACCTTAACCGCCTTAATAGCTTCTGATACTGCCTGTATGCTTTTATCAAAGGACTTGCTCTGCTCTACTAAACTTGCATTTATTGTATTAAAAACTTGTTTATTTATCTCGCTTTGTTCATATAAAGCCTCAAGCACAGGATTTACAGCCTGCTCTACTAAATCAACATTAAACTCGTGGTCTCTCTGTTGGGCTTCTTTAGCACGTTTAATATCTAACGCCCTATCTAAGTCTTTATCTAATTGTCTTAATTGTTCTGACATACTAGCCTACGCCTAAAGTTAATAAAGTTGGTATTACTGATACTCCACCTGCTGCCGCACTATGTTCTATAACAAGTTTAGGGTCTTTAGTTGTTCCTGTATTATCAGTAAAATTAACATTTGTTTGAGACTGTTTATCTGTTCCTGTCCCTATACTACCGCCAGTATCTTCAATGTCGTGTCCCTCTCTTAATCCAAATCTTGCTATATTATATGTACCGTCAGCAACTAGGTATGCTAAACCAGTTGCATTAAAATTAAAATCATTATAAGCAGCGTTAGTCATTGATGTTATGTCCAAATCATCACTATATTTTGTTGTTCCGTAATTATTATAATCATTATGAGTAAACGCCGTGTCACTATCATTAGTAGAATTTACTATAGCACCATAACTATCACTATCATTAACTTGGTCTAATTTATTATCCATATAAATAGATAATTTTGCACTATCTATTGTATCACCACTTGGCAATGTATATCTAAAATAGTAATAACTTCTACCAATAGCATAGCCCAAAGAAGTTAATGCCCTAACTCCAAAACCTGTACCAGAATTAGCTTGTGTTGTTGTATTATCACCAATAATAGAAGCAGATTGATTGCGAACAGTTGACCAAGTATAACTCCAACCATAATAATGGTTGCCGTCATTTACGTAAGTTCCTGTTCCTGCTTCTGAATAAACTGTTGTGGTAGTATTACCAATCTTACCTTTAATTATATTACTATCAATGAACTTTTGCTTTTTAACAGATATTGTATGCTCTAAAGATTGTAAAATAGCTTCTTTTGGGTCTTCTCTTAACTTTCTTACTTGATGTATTATGCCATCACCATTGTCTTCGTCCCACTCTCTAACAATACTCCCATTAGGGTCATCAACTAAAATGGGTGGATTGATAAATATAAATCTTTCAATATCAACACTTCCGTCTTTACCAAAACCAATTTGTTTTTTTCCTTGCCAAGCACGAGCAAATACTTCTACACCACCTTCAATAGCTTTAATATCAACTATTTCAATATCAAACTTGTTTCGCTTTGTTTTTTTAACAGACTTAATCTTGGCAATTTCTTGCCCTTTTAAATCTGCTTTCTCTTTAGCTGTCTTTCCTTCTAAATTCATATTATGAACTTGCTTTAATAAATCCTGCTGTTATATCTACAGTTGTACCAGTAATGTCTTCCATATCAACAGTCCAACTAGCGTCTTGATGGTCTTGTGGTATCGCTTTACTAGGTGCTATACCTGCAGTTCCATTAGCTGGGACTTCTACTGTCATCTGTACTGTACCGCCTGTAGTCTGTCTAAAGTCTACTGCTACCGCTACATCACTTTGGTTAGCACACATCACATAAACTAAATCGTGATAATATCCACTCTCACCAGCTAGTAAGGCTGTTTCTGTACCTGTAGTTAAACTTACATAAGCTGACTTACGACCACCTCTAACTGTAGTTTCTATCATTGGTTGTGGATTGTCGCTGTCATATTCAAGCCCTGCATTATTAGCAGGTACAGCGACCACGCTTCCAGTTAAGCCACTAACCGCTACTGTTCCGTCAACAGTGATACTTCCACCTGCGTCATCAATCGGTACAGGATTGCTAGTTGTATAAGCCACGCCAGAACTATCTACTATATTAGCGCCTACTGTTCCGCTTACACCTGAGACGGCTACTGTACCATCTACTGTGAGAGAACCACCAGCGTCATCTATTGGAACTGGGTTAGAAGAAGAATATTGAACTCCTGAACTGTCTATTAGAGCTGATGCTACGCTGTTTGCTATACCTGATACAGCTACTGTGCCACTTACTGGTTGAGTTGCTTGCCAGAATGTACCAGTTACTGGAATTGAAGCGTTATCTACTGTAACATTATGACCATCAGGAAGTTGTCCTGCTACTAAAGCGGCTAAATCTCCTGCGGCTGTATCTGGTAAGGTAGCCATTTGTACTGGTGCTGGATTATCGCCATCATAAGCAATTCCATCTACATCAACAGGCACACTTGCAGTTGTAGCACTACCTCCAGAAGCAATGGTTACTGGTAAAGGATTAGAACCACTATAACCTACACCTGAACTATCAATGATACTAGCCGCTACGCTATTAGTAATACCACTTACAGCTACAGTCCCGCTTACAGCTACTGGTGTTGCTCTTAATTCTGCATCTGTAAGACCAGAGCCTCCAGTTTCAACAGATACTCTTAAACGATTATCAGAGTTTACTAAATCACTTGTAGAATAAGTTGTACCAAATTGACCAGTAACATTAGTTGACCATATCGCACCGCTAGCCTGAGCCACAGGAACGCTAGATGCTCTAAGTTCTGCGTCTGTTAGTCCGCTACCACCTGTTTCTACTGATACTTTTAATCTACCATCAGCATTCTGTAGTTCTGAGAAAGCAGACTGTGCATAACCCTTTATAGTAAAGAAGTCAGCCTTTCCACCACCCCCACCGCTAATGATAGAGCCACCAGCACTAACATCTACTGGGTTGCCTTTAGAGTCCCTAATTTGGACAGAAAGGGGGTTGCTAGCATTGATTCCCTCCAAACTAACAGTACCTTTAATAGGCATATCTCCAGTTGGCCATTTCATCTGTGGAATGTTGATGTCGGGTATTTTAATAGGTGGGACACTAACATTAGCGATAGGAGTCGGAACATAAACATCCGGACTTGATACATTCACGATAGGAGTAGGTACAGTAACTTTAGGCGCTTCTACTTGAATAACCTGTTTACTTAAGATGCCTTTTAAGATGCGTTCAGTAGCATCAGTTAAAGCAGGTGTTATTAACTTAGCTAAGTCAGTACCGACAGCTTTAAGTAGCGTGTCTCTCTCACGATTAAGATTGAATTGTGGCTGGTCTAGCCTTTTACGGGCTAGTTTTTTATCCAGTGCTTTGTTTGTTTGGTCAAATATAGACATATATTAAGCGGTTAATTGGGCTAATTTCTCTTGAATACCTGCTTGAAGCTGTGCTTCTTCAGGAGTTACTTGTGGTTGTGCTGACTGTTGTGTCTGTCCTGTTTGTGCAGCCTGCTGTTGAGCCTCTTGTTGTTTCTTAGCACCCTCTTCAATCTGTCGCATTTCTTCAGGAGTTACATCTAACAAGTCAAGCATACGCTTCATAGCAATCTCTCTTAATGATAGGTTGTTAGGGTCTTGAGATGTAACAAATAGCCATTTCTGCATACTCTGAACATTAGCTTGCTCGGTTTCACTTGAACTTCTAACAATAGGTTTATAGCCATTCTTACTAACCCAATCTGAACTAAAGACTTTCTTAAAGTAAATCTTACCTGAAGCTGCTTCTTTATAGAGTTTGATGAACTTAGGCGCATTAGCGTGCATTAACTTATCCCATTTATCAGCTAACTCAGTCCAAGCCATACGATAGAACTTAGCCATACTTAAAGCCCTCTCTTGTGATTTACCTACTAATATCTCAATCTCGCCTAAAGTCTGGGTATTCTTCTCGCCTTGTCCTTTATCAATGCCAGTAGCACCAGTTCCACGTTCAATCACACGAGTAACAGCGTTAATAGCGTTGAAAGTATCGTCTAATCCGCCAACTTCTACTGGTTTAAGTACTTTATTGATGTCATCTCCTGGAGGAGCAGGTAACATAGCGCCTGGTCCAGGGGTAAATGTCTGTGGTGTATAGCCTTGAATAGGCAAGAACCAGTGCATTTGGAAGTTCTTTAGAGTACGATTCTCTGCCATCTGTGAATACCAGACGTTTATCAGCTTATTACCTGGTCTTACTAGGTCAGCAACTGAATCTGGGTAGATATCATTAGTTTCGGGGTCTTCACTCCAAATAACAAAAGGCCAGAAGTCTACACCAATAGCGTCTTCTAGTAATTCGTCCATTAAAACAATGGTATCTTCAGCATATACAACAACTCTACGTTCAAACTTCTGCTTATCTTTGTTCCAGCGTCTAGTAAAGTGTTCAGTTAGGTTAATAATGCGGTCTCCAGCTGCAAATACACTAAAATCATCAGCATCTACACCTAAAGCCTCTAATCTTTCCATCTTCTTACGCCATTCTTCTTCATTATTGTTAGTCTGGGTGATACCTGGAGGGCTATCAGCCCATACTTTTAGCTCATCTTTACCTGATTTAAGGTATCTTTTGTCTGCTAGTATCTCTCTAACGCCTTTCATTATGTTCTGATGTATGACAAAGCGAGCAGTTTCTATGTTCCCTGTGGTCATAAGTGGGTCAACTAATACATCAAAGACATCAAGCACGTTAATCTTGACCCCTTCATCGGCTATATTTAGCTTTTTAACACTAAAACCGTACAAAAGTACGTTCTTCTTATCTAAGACATCTACTAACTCTAGCTTATTATCAATAGACATTTGATTCCATATCTCTTGATAGTAGAGTTCTTTCATCTCATCACCGCTATTTTCTTTCCAGTCTACTTCTGGTGGGTCATCTATCTTAGACAATAGAGTTTTAATAGTTTCCTTCATCAAAGGAATGTTGATAGCCTGTCGCTGTGTTAAGCGGTTTGTGCGAACTTTGTTACGATATAGCTCGTAGTTATCATTCCAATCAGGATGCTTACGCAACTGGAGTTCAGCTCCAGCTTTCTTTTCCTTAGTTAGACGTACCATTTCTTCGTCTAATACCCAAGAGTTTGTGTTTAAATCGTATGGCATAGTTTTAAAATAAAAGAACAGAAGTATAGGACTTCTGCTCGTTGTTGCGAGGTTGTTTAATTGTCTACATTATACACTATTGCGTTGTAATCTGTCAAGTCTTAAAGTTTCTCCAAGCCATATAATCTAATCTGACTGCTTGAAAATCCCCGTTCTTATCAAAATGTATGCTAGTTGAGCCATTTCTCATACCTAATAAGCCACCTGTAGTCAGTAAAGCTGCAAAGATATTGTTGATTTTATCAACTTCTTGCTTGGTAAAAGTTTCTTCAGTTTCTAATTCAAATATAAGTTTGTTCATACTCCAATTTCAGAATAATAATTTGGGAGAGGTTGTGTTTGTTCAGGCATCTTAAAAGTAGGCTTTCTAATCAACTGAACCAAAGCATATCTTACAGCATCCATTGGGTCTGAGAAGTCGTGAGAAGGAACATTAAGTATGTTTCCGTCTTTATCTGTGTCCCACAAATAGTTTCTATAAGCCTTTATTACATTTACACTTCTCTTAGTCATACTGATAGTTTGGTCTTGTACTAGCTGTATACCATTTCTAACGCTATCAGCTCCCTTTTCACTACCTATTATATTTACTCCGGCTAATTTAATCTCAGCTATGCTCTTAGGCTCTGCACTGTCTGCTACTGTGAGTATGCCAGGTGTCTCTTGAGCTAGAATGGTATCAGCTATCTTACTGTTAAGCATATGAGTACCATAAGCTATCTCATCTATAATATATCCGCCCTGATAATAATATATAGCTACAATAACAGTAGGGTCATTACTATAACCAAAGTCTATTCCATATCTCTCTAATCTAGCGTGTTTAGGTACTTCTTCTACAATATCCCAGTCTTTATATATCTTGCCTTCTACCTCACCTAATTGTCCTAAGCCGTATACTTTCCACCAGCCTTTACGATTCTGTCTACTCTCTATTGAATCTATAGTTGCTTGGTCTAAAGCTTCACAATCCTTATAAGTTAGTATGATATGGTCACAATCTCTACTAGGTAATACTTCTGTATAAAACCAGAACTCATTAGTCGGATTCCAATCTAAGTATACAAAATCTCTAGTACGAACTTCTAATTGGTCAAAAGCATCTAAGGTTATATTGTTAGCCTCATTTATAAATAATCTATCACGTCTAGCACCTCTTAGCTTATCAGCCTGGTCTGCTCCAAAGAACTCCATTTGACTGCCTGTTTCAAAAGTATATATCTGGTCTGTAGCATTCCATCTATCTCGCTTCCAGTAATGATGCTCTTGCATTATATTCTTAAAATCTCTAATAGCACCACGTTTTAAATGGGGAGTACTCTCAGAAACTACACTAGTTAACTTCTTAACTTTATCAGTTTGAGAAAGAGCTATTAAGTATAACAGTATTGAAATAGTCTTAGATGCTGATGTTCCGCCTTGTACTGCTCTAATTTTCTTGTTCAATGCTATTATCTTTTTCGTTGCTGTTGTTTCGTAAAATGGCATTGTCTAAAGATATTATTGGTTGAGGTAGTTCTTTACCACCTGTAGTTAAATCAACTCTGTCTCCGAACTTCTCTCTATTTAGTCTTGATAATGTAAACTTAGTTAAGTCTGCTTTAATTTTATCATCTTCTCCACCTAATAGATTGTCTAGGTTTTTTAAGGCTTTTACTACCAACTTATTATCTCTTACATTTTCCGACAGCCAATCTAAATCTTTAGAAAGAATAGTTTTAGCGTAATCTTCGGTAAAACCAGCCTGAATAGCACTCTGATAAGCATTACTAAAAGTCTTACTCTTTGGGTCTAAGTAATTCTTTAAGAACTGAGATTGTCTTGGTGTTAATTCGTCTGTCATGTTAGTTTATGTAAATACCAACCAGCTAATCCTCCTAATACAAAGGATATAACTAATAACCATATAATTAATTTCTCAGTATTGCTCATGTTAAGTTAGTATACCAGCCATCACCTTGTAGTTCTTTGACTGGATTGTTTGTTAATATATATATCATAGTTTTTTCATATAATCCTTCACCATTTCAGCTAGTTCTCTTAATGATTCTAAGGTTTGTTCTATACCATCAAATCCATTAGGCTCTTCAGCTGTTGGTTTAGCGCCATAAACTTCTCTATCTAATCCAGCAATCTGTAGTTCTAATCTGTCTCTTTCTGCTTCTAATTTAGTCTGTTCATCTTTAATTCTTTCTATATCTCCTTTAGGTAGTTCATTCTTTTCTTTAGCTTTTTCATATTTCTCTTGGATTACAGGTATTTGAGCCTTGATGTTGTCGTAGTTTTGGCGTATTTCTTCCCTTATTTCAAGAGTCTTAAATCTCTTAAACTCTTGGTCAAGGATTGCATATTTTACGCTTTGTAGTTTTCTTTTGAAGTATTTATACTCCTTACTTTTAAACATAGAGTTAGTTGTTAATTCTTATAGGCGGTTTCGCCTTGATATAATAAGCGTGTTTAGTTTGTAAGCCTTTGTCCCAAGCATCTTTTGGCATCTTCATAATAACTATATCATAAAATCCATTCTTTTTCAATAGCTTAATCCAATTATGAGCAAAGTATCCTGTTCTTAAATATATATAAAGTCGTTTATACCACTTAGGTTCATAGAACTCAAACAATACTACCTGCTTTCTTGGTATACGCTTTAACTCTTTTAGGCATTTCTTTATCTTAAATGGTCCAACATAAATATAAGTCATATCAGCTAATAATACATCACAAGACTTGTCTGACATTAAAAGGTCTTCAGCTGAACCTACTCTAAATATACCGCCCTTAAAGGTTTTCTCACAAAACTCAATAGCATCTTTGTTGACATCTACTCCACCTAACTGCTTATTGCCTAGTACAGATATAATATTCTTTAGATTAGCACCACCACCCACACCTATTTCCATTAAAGAGTGCCATTCAAAGGTATTAAGTACTGTTGCTAGTATATATCTATGCGGATGATTCCAAGTTGAAAGATAAGACTTGTCCCAATCTATAGACCTATTTTTCCAGTATTTAGTTTGTGATTTTGTTGTTTTCATCTTCTTAACCAATTATAAAGTTGACTATAATATCTTAGTTTCTTTTGTACTTTAAAAGGAAGTTTCCTTAATAATATCTTACGTAGGCTCTTTTTTAACTTTAATATATCAACATTCTCTAAACCAAATGTCCTTATAAACCCCCTATCTACTCTTTCACCTTTAAACGGATGTTCGTAATAGGTACTAATATTCTCAGAGTGAGTGCCAACAAGAAAGCCTCTTTTGTCAATCTGCTTATAATTAAGGCAGTCTTTAACCCATTCATGGCTAGGAAGCGGTGTGCCAACAGGATAACCAGGTATTGCTACCTTAGTAGCTGTATAATTAGCGTGGTCAAGTGGTTCTATGAATATCTCTTTAGGAAATTTAATAGTATAGAAGGGCGGGTTTGTTTTAGGGTTATATTCTGAAACATCTAAATTAAAGTAATTACAGATATATCCGTGCTTATATCCGACTGCTTCATAGTTCTCTAACTCTCTCTGTATCTCATCTACTGCACCAGCATAATAACAGTCGTCTGAGGGTTGTATAGTCATATAAACATAATCTACATCACCAATATCATCTAACAACTCACCAATAGTGTTGTGTAAATTACCTACTAGCCTAGACTTAGCTTCTTCTAACGGATATTTATCGTCGTAAAAACAAATTCCACTAAAAGTAAATATATATCTTAGTCCTGCTTCTGTTAAATAATCGGCTAAATCAATTACTAAGGGATGGTTGCGTTGAGCCTGGGTAAAGCTAATCCAAACTGTAAAGTTCTGATTAGTCTGTGCTTGTAGACTAGGCACAACAAACTGTTTAAATATTTTAAGTCTGTTCTTAAACCAGCGTTCTCCTCTAAATCCACCATATAAGCCTAAACCTGTAAAAGGTACATACATGTAATGTTTTATGTCCATGGGTATTTGTTTAAATTGTTAAGATAATACTCTCTACCTTCTTTGTTAGGTTCTTTTGGTATATTGCCTATATTTTCAGGGAGTATAGTATGCGGATAAGGAATAATAGATACTGGCCATTGTTCCATCAATACACTTTTGGCTACAATTTCACTAAATCCTTCTAGCGGTATCATCCTAATACAACCTTGCATTTCGGCTATCTCTTTATTCATTTGTTCTTTAGGAACTCTCCCATGTATTATAACATTTTTATTCAATGTTTTAAATGGCTTTGTATTGCCGTAAAGGTGAAACTCTAAGTCTGAATTTTTACTAGCTATCTTATCAATTTCATACCAACCATAAAGTTCAAAGTCATCTCCACTTACACTTGCATAAAACTTACCGTTAGGCTTATAACTTGGTTTTATCTTATTAACGTCTCCTAAATAAGATGGAGTTAGAACAGATTCTATTCCCATTTCTGCTAAGGCTTGTCTCTCTGGTTCGTTTTCACACCAATTCTCGCAGTTCTCATTAAGCCATTTAGCTATTCCTTTATTATCTATCCTTATATCACCTGTATCGTCTAACCAGTAACCATTCTGCAGGTGGCGAATATCCGAACCACACCAAAAAACATACCGCTTTCCTTTGTGTCGCCAAATACTGTAGAAATCAGGCAATCCATAACAACCAACAAATACAGTAGCCTGACCAATATCCATTTTAGGATTATAAGTCTCTAAATTCCAGGCTTCTTGAAAGGTTCTCTCAAATCCTCCGCCTAATGATGGTGCTACTCTTATCTTCATATTTTTAGAAAAGGGGAGCATTTTAAACACTCCCCGTGTTAATCATTTAGACATCAAATACAAATCATGCACTAATTTTAATGATTTGTACGCTTCTTTTAGGGGAATACCATTACCATCAATGAAATGCAAATAAGCATCTTTGTGTAGGTCTTCATAAGACAAGTTGTCTTTGTTGGATAGATTGATTTCTTTACCATCTACCAAAATACTACGATTTGCTTTCTCTCGGCTATCAACAATTTCAATATGGAAAGTACCGCTACCATTTTCAAATAACACTTTACCTGTAGCCAAAGCATCTGTAATGCTAACATTTTCAATATATTTTGGTTTTCCAAGCAAAAAAATCAAAAGGTCAATATAGTGGATTCCAAGATTAAATAAGATTCCACCAGATTTAACAAAGTTACCTTTCCAACTATCCCAATAATGCTCATCTCTGAACATAACAGCTTTAACAAAAACATCCTTTGCTTTCAAATTCCTTAAAGCGGGATGGTACCTTAATTGTAAAACAGTATTAACCCCATCAAGGTTTTTGATTCCGTTAATGCTTAATGGTTTTTCACAAAGAACTCTTTTACCACGCAGCAATGCTTCTCTTGCCATTGTGGCGTGCAAATAATTTGGCGTGCAAATTACAACAACATCAATATTTTCAAAATCAGGATGATTATACATCTCTAACCAATCAGAAAAATCAGGTTTTTTGTCTAAATCATTATCACAAGTTAAATAAACTTCGTGACCTAAATCTTCTATTGCTTTTTTATGACGATGGTAAATGAAACCTTTGCCAATTATTGCAAATTTCATGATATTCTCCTTTCTATGATTAATTATTATTATCCATTATGGATTTTTTACTAAGTTTATAAATTCTACCAGTACTGGATGTGGTTTAACTTTGCTTGATTGGTATTCAGGGTGAAACTGGGTAGTTATAATCTTTCCGCTTCTGAATGTATCAGGATAATCCTTTACCTTGTATTCGTGCCAATAACTTTCATTATTATGCAATCCAACATTTAACTCTGGTAATTTCTCTAACTCATATCCGTTGAATATAGCCATTATCTGATGTCCAAAACATATTCCCAATAACGGTATATCGTCTGCTATAGCCTTTCCAACTACTTTAAGGGCTTCATCTACCATTTCCTTTTTGTTCTCTCCTGGCCAAGAGCCAGCTATTATATAACCCTCATAACTTTCCCAGTTAGAATCAATCTCATCTAAAGCCCTGGTTAAACTTGTTTTAAAATCACCGTATATTTCCATTTTTTATTATATTAGCTATTTTAGGATACCAATCTTCTTGTTTAAAGTCGCTGTGTTCGTGCTTAGGATAATTCATTATGTGCTTAAACAGCGTCTTAGGATACTCTGGCTTCTTCTCTAATATTTTAAGGGCTTTGTCCCTAGTAATTATTCCAGCTACTATCAGACTTGATAGGTGGGCTTTACGTTTATCAATCCCCCATTTCTTCGGTAAATAATAGTTTTGAAACCATTTAGTAAACTCTGACTCTTCGTGTTTATCGCCATAATCTTCCCAACCATACTCTTTAATCAGCATTTTTTTAGCTTCAATCGGATTGTAATCAAGATAATCTAGTAAGTAAACAGTTTCAATTCCGTATGTATGCTTATAATCGTTCCATAACCAAGTACTACAAAGCGGTAATCCTTCTAATTCTTCGTTCCAAACCGTTTTGTAAACATCTTTAATATGTTCTACATCTCTGGCTTGATAACCCCAACTCTCTGGCATAATACTCTCTCCGACTGCGTTTCCGCCTGATAATATCCATTTAATACCATATTCTTGAGCCAGTTTATAGGTTGTAGCCATTATAATATGGTCGGTTGGTATCTCTATATTTTTAAGTCCAGCCATCACAAAGGCTTTCTGTAGCTTGTTAAACTTGTCTAAGTCTATGGTCTCTCTGTAAAATGGTACTTTTAGTTTTTCTACTATCTTTAAAATATTCTCATCACTTACTCTTGTATTCCAGCCATTATCAACACTAAAACAAAAAGGTCTAAGCCCACGTTTAACAGCTTCGTGTAAAACTGTACTACTATCTATCCCACCAGAAAGACCGATAATACAATCGTATTTATCTCCTTTGATTTGTCCAAGCATGGATGACAAATCTAAGTCTTTGGTTTCTTCTAGTGATTGTTTAGCTCTTTCGCAGAAATTACAACCGTCTTTAGTAAACTCTATTTCTTCTGCGGTTTCATCCATCACACATTTACTGCATGTTTTCATAACTTTTGATTGTTTTAATTATATAATCAACTTCAGCTACAGATAACTCAGGATATATTGGAAGTCTAGCTTGTTCTCTAGCCAATTTTTCAGTTACAGGCAAGCTAGTGTCTAAAACTTCATAACCTTTTAGCTTATGATTAGGAATAGTATCTCTAATTAAAAGTTCAATTCCATTATCATTCATATATTTTTTAAATTTGTCCCTGTCCTTAACTCTGATTATAAACTCTTGCCAAGTTTCTCCACTCTTGCGACTAGGAAGTATAATGTCTAGATTTCTTAATCCTCTAAGATATTTTTCAGCAATTATTTCTCTAGCTTTAATAATCCAATTAATATCTTTAAACTTTACATTCAACATAGCGGCTTGGATATTATCCATACGAGTATTGTGTCCAAAATCCCAAGTTTCTGGTTCTGGCAACTCTACACCCAATAAAGCATTTTGTGTTATGTTCCAATGATTTCTAAGTAGTAAAATAAGTTCGTAAACATCTTTCCGATTTGTAACTATCGCACCATTATCACCCCAACCACCCATCATCTTAGGGGATATAAAAGAAAAAGTACCAACATCACCAAAAGTTCCAGCCATTTTAGAGTTTTGTGTACTACCTAATGCCTGACAAGCATCTTCAATAATAGGAAGCCCAATTTGCTTTAAGGCATTCATATCAACCATAACTCCTGATAAATGAATTGGAAGTATAGCTACAGTTTTATCAGTAATAGCCTTTTTAACTAAATCAACATTCATTACACAGGTTTCTTCATCTACATCTACTAGTACTGGCTTCAACCCTGCGTGTATAATCTCCTGTATGGGCGCTATAAAGACATGTGAGACCGTAATTATCTCATCTCCATCCTTCCATCCATTTATCTTCTTTAACGCCTCTATGGACAATTTAAGGGCATCCGTACCAGAATTGACAGCTACTGCATATTTAGCACCAGTAAACTCGCATAAGTTATTTTCAAATTTATCTACATCTTCTCGTAAAACAAAGTCACCATTCTCCATACATTTTTGAAAAGCTGTGTTTAAATCGTCTTTTCTCATCTGATAATACCTGCGATATGAATTATTTATAAAATTTACTTTCATATGATATAAAAATTATCTTTTTTAATTGCTCTCTCCTTTTCTTCTTTTGTCATTAATTGTTCGGTTAATGTTTCCCCTGGTCTAATCCCTATAATCTTTGTCGGATAGCCAGGATAATATTTTTCTTTAAAATCCATTATGTTTACAGGTTCACCCATATCAAGTATATAAATCTGTCCGTTCTTTCCTTCTTGAGCTTTAATTACAAGTTTACAAGCATCAGGTATGGTCATCATATAACGGGTCATATTAGGGTCGGTTATAGTTATTGGTTGTCCTTCCTTTACTTGCCTTTCCCATATCTCTAATACACTTCCCGAACTTGCTAATACGTTTCCAAATCTTACAGCTACAAATTGTTCTCCAGCCCTAGTTATAAGTCCTTCAGCACACTTCTTAGTTATCCCCATTATACAGTTAGCATTTACCACCTTATCGGTAGAGATGAAGACAAACTTCTCTAAACATTCCCAACGCTTTGCTTCCGATATTAAATTAGCTGTTCCTTGTATGTTAGTGTCTATGGCTTCTTGTGGGTATTCTTCGCTTGGAGTTACATTTTTTAAGGCGGCGGTATGAAATATCACTTGCGGTTTAAAGTCTTCAAATACATCAGCTAAAGTTTCTTTGTTCCGAATATCACCAGTCCTACTATAAACCCAATATCCCTTTTCTCTTAACTGTTCTCTTAACTGATACGTCTTGGTTTCGTCTATGTCTATTAAAAATATTTTATTGTCAGGTGCAAGTTGTCTAGCAAGTTCACTGCCAATACTCCCTGCTCCAGTTATTAAAATTCTTTTCTTCATTTTAGTAAATATTTTTTTATATCATCTTTATAATCTTATAAAAGCTGCGCCTTTTGTTTTTAATGATTTATTTAATTCTTTTTCGTTTTTAGGAAATTCTACCCTTATGTTTGGTAGATTTTTAAGCAAGTCCCATTCATTTTCTAACCCCAAGAAATTATGACTAAACCCTAAGAAATCTGCCGCACCTGTTCCTATAATTTTTACATCTAACTTGTTATAACACACCTCATCTCTTATAAATTCATACGGTCTACATATAGCAAAAACCGCACCGCTGTATACATAGGGTTTCTTTCCTCCTAAAGCCAAACCAGCGGCCACTCCTACCATATTTTGTTCAGCCACACCACAATTTATATATTGCTCTGGGTATTTTTCAATAAATGGTTCTAACTTATTATAGCCCAAATCTCCTGTTAAGAGCATAATATCCTTATCTGTCTCTGCTAATTTCATTAGAGCTTTTACAAAATCTACTCTTAAATCAACTTTCCATTTAATAAACTCTACTACCTGTTCTTTAGTATTGTTTTTAATACCGTACTTCTTATGAAAATCATTATGGCATTTTTTACAAAAAGTTATTCCGTTGTTTATATCCAATCGCAAATCCTTGTTTTCAGCAAAATTTGTTAAATGATGGGCGTGTAATTTGTCACCAACACTCTTACATTTCTGACAAATATATTTATCTCTTTTATAAATATTATTACGCCACAACTTGTATTCCACACTTTTTCTAATCTTTTCATTTGTCGGAGTAATTCCGCCTTTCCAAGAATGACATTGTTCTCCTCTAGGAGTATTTTCTTTTGTCCTTAATGATATTTTTCTTCTTATTTCCGCCGAATGTTTATGATATGTTTTTTGTCGTGGTAACTTTCCTTGGCATACCCGACTACAAGTTCGTGCTGTTTCTTCTCTATATTTTCTAACAGTATATTCTTTGCCACAAATCTCACATTCTTTTTTAATGTGTTCTTTTTTATTCCAGGAACTAAAACCTTTAACAAATTGTCCTTTTTTATTTCTCATAATTCACTTAATGCTTGATTTAATTGTTCTTCTGTAAGATTACAGTAATGCGAATGCACCGAATCTTCTAGAAAAGACACCCCTGCTCCTTTAATAGTTTTTACATTTTCAAAATTAGGAAATGTTTTCTTATAAAAATCAAAAGCAGTATCTAAATTAAGTACATTATTAGTTCTATCAAGAGCCTGTATTCCATTATTATCACAAATTACATATAGATTATTAAGTTTATGTTGTCCAGCAAAAAGAGCCGCTTCATAAGTTACACCCTCATTTAATTGTCCATCTGATATTAAACAATAAACATTTCTATTTCTATCAGCTAGTGCTAAACCGACAGCCACTGATAAGCCCATACCGACAGAGCCTATACTATGTATAACTCCTGGTACTTCCTTAGAACACTCTGGATATTGTCTTAAATACTCTACTAACTTTTCTTTAGAAAAATATCCCAATTCTGCCAAAATGGCATAGTAGCAAGAACTTCCACTGGCTTTAGAAAACAAAAAAACATCATCAGGTTTGATGACGTTATCAAATAAATCAATTAGTATATCTACACAAGATAAAGCACTGCCTAGATGGCAAGCTCCTGCTTTGAATGATGACTGTAATATATCTCTTTGTATTTGTTTTTTATTCATAGGTTTATGATTAACTTCATACTAGCATAATTTTAGCTTTTTTGCAAGTTTATACAACCAATGTGATTTTATTTTTGTAAGTTTGTATTCTAATCTATTTAATTCTGCATTTAATCTATCTATCTCCATTTGATATTCTTCTGTTGGTATTGCATTGTCTCCATAAACCATCTTAATAAATTCAAAGCGTATCTGTGAATTCACCCAAGCAATTCTATTGTTTATAGGCACTTTTGTATTATCTAAATTCTTTCTAGCTTTAGTCATCACTTTTTTTATGTTTTTTTTATTAAGCATTATTTCGTCTGTAACTTTTTTCATGGTTTATTTATGGTTAAAGTAAAGTTTGTTGTCTTAGTCTTTGTCTAGCAATTTCACAGTATTTTTCACTTATATCAATTCCTATAAATCTGCGGTTTAAGTCTTGTGCGGCTTTAGTGGTAGTCCCAGAACCATTAAACGGGTCAAATATAATATCAGTTTCTTTTACACTACCTCTAAGTAATAACTTTTTCCAGAACTTAATTGGTTTAGGGCAACTATGTTCTTCTTTTAGCCATTTTTCTGTTGTTTCAATATGTTCAATACTATCTGGTCTTAAACCCAATTTATTTTCTAAATATGGGTCATTGCCATAAGCCAATATTGGCTGCCAAGTAGTAAATCCCCAACTATTCATACCAGCTCCAGATTTTATAAACCAAGCTAAAATCCATTTTGGTTTTGGATAAATAAATAAGTTTGTATGACCAGTAGTAATCAAAACCCTCTTACTTACCCTTAAAATCTCTGGCATAACTTTGTCTATCATTTTTTTAAGATTTTCTGGTGTATCATCATAAGTATCATAATTCCAGCCAACTCCATAAGGTGGGTCAGTCAAAACTAAATCCACACACTTATCAGGCATTTGTTTCATGAACTCTAAACAGTCGGCTTGATGAACTTTATTTATTATGTCTTCTATTTTATACATGGTTTATGGTTAAAGTTATTTTTTTGTTATTTCTCCTAGTCTTTCCATTTTTTGTCCTTCAATTCTATCCATTTGATGACCGCAAATAGCTTCTTTTCGTTCTTCTTTCGGTAACTGTTTATATTTATTCTCCCACTCCCATTCAGTTGGTACTTTATCCAAAGCTACTTCTGGATAATATTGCGGGTCTATTCTAACTGGTTTACCATCAAACATAGCTGTAGCATCTACCCAACTACCAAAATGCTTTTTAACTCTAACACCATCATGTAATACGCCTGTTTCTTGACCTTCTTTAATATCAGGGCTTTCTTCTGGGAAAACCATAACCATTCTTTTTTGAACAACTATACCAAGTCTGTTAATAGCTACAGATTTGTCATCTGGGGTATTAGCAATAACTTTAGCCTCATCTTCAGTTATTCTAATATTTTTATCTTCGTTTGTTATTTTTAATATGAACATTAGATTATTATTGGTTTATTAATATTTTCTTTATCTTTATATATTTTTAAAGCACCTAACTTTTCTTTCAACTGATATGGGGTGGTTATAACTGGCGTGTAAGGTTTGCCTTGAACTGAACAGGCGTATTCTGTAATCCGTTTTAAATCATCTAGTGGGTATTTATCTAAAAGTTCTTTAACAGCTAGGCGTGATGTTTTATTTCCATAGTTGATTGTTGGATTAACTGAATTATAGAATATATCAAATATTTGATTAATTTCATCTGTGTCGCCTTTAGGCGTAATAGAATCTAAATCTAAATCCAAATCAGAGTCAGAGTCAGAGTCTAATGCTGATACCCCTTTAGTATCCCTTATAAGGGGTATAGTGTCTGGGCTAATTTTAGCTATTTTATCCAATATAGACTTTGGTACTTCTTTTTTTGCGTTTTCTATGCCAATTTTTACTTTTGAACTACCACGAGCATACTGATGCTTGACAAAATTAACAATATATACCCAATTATTAATATAGTGAATCTTATTAGCTGTTTCAAATCTGTTAAAAACTTTTAATATCATTTCTTTATCAATTCCAGTTTCAAAAGCCATAAGACGCAAGGGCAATTCATAAATACCAGCAATATTAGTATGCTCGTTTGTAAGCAAATAAAGGAATAATAATTTCTCAATAGGGTCAAGTTCTATAACCCAACTATCGTTCCAAATCTTTGTGTTTATAAATCTGTTTTTTGCCATAATTATGTCATTAAAAAAACCGAGAGGCTTGGAAAGTGCCTATCCCTACAGATAGGGACTACAGGTTGGTTACTGTATCTTTCCAAACCTTTCGGTTCTTTTAATAATATCTGTATTTTAGGCATATTTTTTTTATAAGTACACAAGCATTATAGCACTATTTTTTAAAAACATCAAGTAAGTTATCCACTATTTATCCAGATTATTCATAGCTGTAAAAATCTTGTTCTCTTCTTGTTTTATCCAGCCGATTACTTCATCTTGTTTTTTGGTTAGCTCGTTTTTTCTAGCCTGAATTTTATCCAAAATCTTACGATACTTGTATATCTTTTTGTTGCTTTTTTCTACTTGTTTTATTGTTTCTTCCATATTATTAGGGGTTAATTGTTATTCACAAATAGAATTTTCTTCAATTTCATTTCTTATTTGATTATCAATATGTAATTGTGTACCAGCCCAAAAATAACCCTCACAAAAACCAAATTGATATTTATTTTTATTGTATTGTTTACATTCTTCATATTGTGTTTCTGGATAGGCTACTGGATAATTCAAAACAAACCAAGCTACTAAAGTAATTAGACAAATAGATAATGTTGATACAAAAATCGTTTTTATTATATTATTCATTTTATTATAAATTAATTGTTAATGCTATATGAAACACAGCTATTAAAATAAGTAAAAATAATGCTAATCCAAACTGCAAAGTAATGAACGCCCATAAAAAGCCTACTAGCAAAGCTATGAATACTATCCATAGTATAATACCTGATATTGTATTTAGGATAATCATTATGTTTTCTGGGATTGGGTCGTTTAGTTTCATACCTCTTATATTTAATTATTTAGTTTATTTAGTAATTAACTTAATCTTGGTTAGGTAAGGATTTATTAATAAATAAGTTGAAACCCACTCAATTACGGATTTGCACCGCTGTGCCACTATAGGAATAATTGGCGTTTTATTTCAACTTTTTGTATCCACCTGGTTTATCTATTAACTACACCCTACAAAGCAATCCAATGTACATTTGGCTACTAACTACTAATTTTGTATGCGTTATTATTCCGCCACTAACCAAGATAAAATTAACTACATTATTATACTAAAAATTGAATAGGATATTTTAATTAGCTAATTAAATTTATTTATGGGCGATAGCTTCTTTCAAAGCATTTACTGATTTTTCTGTAATATCATCTGCCATACTACCAATGCCGTGCATTGAACTTTGCACATAGATGCTAGCAAATTTTTCTGCAAGTGATTGAGCAAGTTGATAATTTGATATGGCTGTTAAGCTTGCTGTTTCGTCTGTATAATTTGCTCTGTAAAAATCTTTTGTTTTTTTAGGTATTAAACCTAAGTCGGATAAAGTATATCCAAACGCTTTAGCGATTTTACGAGCCAGTGCTGGGTCAATCAAACTTCTTGAATACTCCAACATAAGTTCCATAGCTTTAGCTTTAGTCATATAGTTGTGTCCTTTCATATCCTATTCAATTTTCAATGTACTTGTAAATACACTATAGCATACTTTAATAATTATTGCAATATTAGCTTGTGGATAACTTTGTATAAAAACTATTGCATTTATTTAATAGTTATGCTATACTGTATTCACAAGGTTAAAAGAGTGGCTAAGATAATAAGTAAAGGCAAACCCCGAAAGGGTAAAATAAAATAACCCAATACTTATTATCTAGCCACCTCGCCTTAACTATTAACCCCAATAATATGAACACTTATCAAATACACAACAAACAAATTATGGAAGGTGTTACAGATTTTAGAAACTGGCAACACCTACCAACAGGCATACTAAGATGTGTAGCCTGCGGTCAACACAACATTACAGCACCTATTATGAATTACTTTAACTGGGATGGCTCACGATTTACTTGCCGCAAATGCCAAGACGAAAATAAAGAACCATTTGACGAAAAAGCATTCATACTTGATAAACATTATTTAGCAACTAACATAAACTAATATGAAAAAAATAGACTTTGAAGAATATTTACAAGATATATTTATGACTAGCTATGGTGGAATAAAAGAAACTTTAGATGATGCTTTTGAAGGCTGGTTGCAACAATTAGACGTACAGGAACTTATAGATTATGGACAGCGTTATGCTGAATTTATTTCTTATCAAAAATAAGCCGAACAACAAATAGAAGATTATTTAATTAACTAAAAAAATATATGATTACAGAAAACATCAAAGTAGAAAAAAAGGAAGCTCAAGAGTTTCCACCATTACCAAAAGATGTCTATGAAGTAGAGTTACTTGATATTACATCTAAAACTAATCCAACTTACGACACAAGAAACAAACCAGAAGCCGAACAAATTATGGAAACAGTATTAAGTTTTCAATTCACATTATTAGAAGGTATGGACAAAGATGGAAGCCTAAGAGGTAGAAATGTCTGGGCTAACTTTATTCCTACTTACCTATATATCGGTAGTAAAAATGGAAAAAACAAACTTTATAAAATCTTAGAAGCATTACTAGGCAGAGATTTAACACCGAAAGAAGAAGCTACTATTGATACAGACTACCTTAATAGTTTAATCGGTAAACATTGCCGAATATCAGTAGAATCTAGAACTAAAGATGATAAGACTTTTGATAACATTACAGACTGGTTACCTACTAAGACCAAACAAGAACCTTTAACATCTGAAGAAAAAGAAAAGTCAGCGGTTAAGAAAGACGACCTACCATCTACAGACCATCTTACAAACCCTGTAACTGGCGAACCTGTAGAACATAAAGAAGAAGAAATAAATCCTGATGATATTCCTTGGTAATCCCCCTTTTAACAATTAGCTCGGACTTGGGATTTGAGATATTAAAGACGCCTATATCTGACCCCAAGTCTGGGCAATTATAATTAACAAAAACAAATATATGAAAAACAAAAAAAGAAATAAAATCGGACAATTCACATCATTAGCCTCTTATTGGAATAAAAACCGATATAGATGGCTTACACTCGTTTCTGTGACGATTATAGCTTATTCTGCTATATTCTTCAGTTCAGACCTATTACAGGGCTTATATCGCAACGTAGAGCCTTATACAGGCAACGTAGCCCAAGCCGAGAGTACAGACAAAGTAATAGAAGAAATATGCAGTCTGCCTTATGTAGATTGCGGAACTACTGAAGAAAGAAAGATTAAAGAGTGGATTTATAATAGATGGCTACAAAATACAGATGAAGAAACAGCTAGAAAGGCTATGCGGATTGTAGGAGAATGTGAAAATAGAGATTGGAATCCTGATGTAGTAGTTTTAGAACCAAATAATACTTATAGCTGTGGAATATTCCAAATAAATAGCGTACATATTCCAGCTAGATTATCTAACGACCAATGCTTAGACTATCAACATAATACTGATGTCGCAATTCAAATTTATCTAGAACAGGGATTTTCCCCATGGACATGCAGTCGGATACTTGATATTAAATAGTTAACTTGGTATGATATAGGTATAATCACAAATAAATTATTTATGTGGAAAGATATAAAAGGATTTGAGAAACTTTATCAAATATCAAATAAAGGTCAGATAAAATCATTAACAAAAAAAAGAGGTTTTTATCAAGCCAAAGAGATGATTTTAAAACAAAAAATAACAAAGTTTGGTTATGCAAATATTACTTTATTAAAAAACAATAAACCAAGTTTTTGTGTAGTTCATCGTTTAGTAGCAGAAACATTTATACCAAATCCAGAAAACAAACCACAAGTTAATCATAAAGATGGAAATAAATTAAATAATCATGTTTCTAATTTAGAATGGTGTACTTGCTCAGAAAACATGAAACATGCTTATAAAAATAATTTAAGAGATAGTCATGGAGAAAATCACTCTCAAAATAAATTAACAAATAAAGATATTATAAATATTAGAAAAAGCAAAGAAAAGGGTTGTAATTTATCTAAAAAGTATAGTGTTTCTCGTTCTTCTATAAGCAGAATAAGAAAAGGAAATAGTTGGAAGCATCTATTATAACAATCAACTAATATGAGCAAAAGAATAGAATATTGGAAAACACAAGGATATACCGATGAACAAATAGAATGTCATTTGCAATTTGAAAGAAACAAAGCCAAAAAACAAAGAGAAAGACGAAAAAGGAACAATGTTGAAAATCAAGAAATTATAAAAAAGATAAAGGATGATTTGCTTGGAAAAACATTTGATTTAGCAGGTAGAAAAATAACAGTTATATCTTTACGACCAACAGTTGACGGAGTAGGTTGTTGGATAAAATACAATAAAATATTTGAAGATGGTAGTTCTGGAGATTTTAGAGAGTTTATACATTTTAGCGATTATAACAAAGAAGAAATATTAGAATCGATTACTTACTAGGTGCTGGTAAAGGAGGTGTGCCTATAGCTAAGTAGGGGGAGGGAAACTTCCCCCCACCAGCCTAATTATTAAATAAGAGCATATGAATAAAAACGAAGCATTAGTTAGACAATTTGTTAGAAACAGAGTTGCTGATATTTTGCTAGAATTTGCTGGTATTAAAGTAGACCCCCAAGAAGTAATTGACAAAATTAATAGTGATATAATAAATGAATTTGTAGAGATAGCTAAAAAAGAAGTTGATGAATTTTTAAAAGACCTTAGTAAAGCAATAAAAAATGAAAATAGAAGTAGACAATAGATTTATAGGTGAACTCTTAGAAGACAAAAAGCTGTTTTATAAAAAGGTTGTAGAGAGTAAACACCTATTCAAGAAAGAAGACGCTTGGGCTATTGATGCTCAGAAGTTTAAAGATGTTATAGAACCTAAGTGTACCTTTGTTCTTATAACCGACGAGCATGGTACTAACTATCTAACACTAACTGAGATTTTTAATAAAAAGGGAGTGTACTATCATTTTAAACCCCACCGCTCTCAGATATTCTTGCCTAGACGCTACTTTGTAAAAACACTCAAGGCTATGACAGCAGAAGAGATAAAACAATATTTTAAAATTAACCATATAGGAATATGAATCAAATAGAAAAAGCACTTAAAATAAGAGATGATATAGCTAAGGAATATGGCTTAAGCCTTAAAGACTTGGTTGGAAACTCACCTGCTAGAAAGTTTACCCGAGCTAGATATAATGCTTGGGCTAGAACCAGAGCCGAAACCGACCTAACTCTAAAAGAGATAGGCGAACTTTATAATCGTACTGAATCTACTGTTTTAGTAGGGTTAAAGAAAGTATGAAAAACAAACTAGCCTATTTTAGGAAGAAAGCAGACCGTTTAATGCAGGATTATTTTACTAAAAAGTATCCTAATTGTGAGATGTGCGGAAAACCAGTATCTTGTATGCACCACTTTCATCCAAAATCTGTATCATCAGCCTTGCGTTATTACGAACCAAATTTAATACCTGTCTGTAATGGTTGCCATTTAGGATTTCATTCTCAAAGGTCAGCACAAATGGCTAGTAGATTAATTGCCAAGCGTGGTGTAGAGTGGTCAAACGATTTGCTTAAAAAGAAAGAACAAATAATAAAAACCAATCAAACTTATTATAAAGAAATAATAGATAAATATGTATAGAGCAAAAGGAAATTATAGACCAAATGTTATATCAGCAAAACAATCAGGTTATGATACTTATGGTGAAAAAGTTGATATAATTACTAAAAAATATAGAACTAGTGGTCATTTTAGAACTACAGCAATAGACCTGTGCGATACTTGTTTAAAGGAAATCAGAATATATAAAAAAGGACTTTATTTAAGAAAAAAAGGTTGGAGGAATATATGCTTTAATTGTTGGTTTGAAAAAGGCAAACCAGATTGTAAAGAAAATAAACTTTTGTTAGAATTTAAATTTAAAAAACAAAATGATATTCCAAATACCTAGCACCATATCAAAAATAACCACAATGGCTAATAAGTCTTTGCGGTTAACAATAGATACACAGGAAGCAATAAGCCCAGAAGCTATGAGTAGGCTTATGGACTTGTTTGATGATTATGGTTGGTTTACTTTCTCTAAAGAAGAAGTAAAAGCCGAGGACTTAGTTAATCTGCCTAAAATAGAACCTAAAGGAAAGGTAAGTCTAGCTCAAGAACTTAGGCAATCAATTTGGACACTAGGTCTTAAGAACGGACACTATGAAGCAGACGAAAAGAAAGAGGCTGAAGAGTTTTATAAACAGCAAATGAGAAAATTAATTGAATTTGTAAACAGTAAGATTATATAAGCAAACCTAGTCGTTCACCTCTTGGTGTTATTTCTGGTACTTCTTCTATTACATAGTCTTCAAACTCACCATACAAGCGCTTAAATGTTTTACCTGAGTTGATTGGATAATATATCCCATCAGCTCCTTTTTGATATATGGCACTATCGCCAACTTCTTTATAAAATTTCATTTCGTTTTGTCTTAGTTTATCAAGCTCACCAAAAGTCCAACGAACTTTAGGGAGAAATTGCTCTGGGTCTATATACCCAAAAAATCCATTATTATAATCTGGTATTTTTCCAGCTACATAAGGACGTATTCCAAAATGTAAATGATGACCAGTTGAAAAACCTGTACTATCTCCATAACCTATAATCTCGCCACGTTTAACTCTCTGCCTAGCCTTTACAACCTTACTGTCTAAGTGTCCGAATACTAAGTCTAGGAATACATTTTTACCATCTATTGATTTAACATCTGTATAAGCTCTAACATATATCCCATAGCCCTCTTTATCGTTAGTAGTGTCTTGAATATCCATATCAATAGGAGCTACAATCGGAGTTCCTTTTTTGTAGGCTATATCAAGTCCATTATGACCTTTCATACCAAACTTTTCATACATAGCTGGATTACCAGCAAAGCTCTGTGTCCATTGTACGTTCCATTGTGGTAGGTTAGATAAATCAGCAGGTAGTCCATTCCAAACAACACCATCTTTGATGGGTAGTATCATTGGAAATGTTTGTGCTAAATTCATATATTTTAATTTTAGGTAGGAGGGAGAACATTATGCTCTCCCTTAAATACCAGCACCCGCCAATAAACCTCTACGAGATTGAACCTCTTGTTCAGTCTTATTCCAAAATTCGTTTATATAACGGTGGCAACGCTGACAAAGGATAGTCTTATTTATGAGTAGATTTCTACCCTTTGTTCCTTTAGGTAGGATGTGATGAAGTGTTAGGTCCTCGGTTGTTCCGCAGATACGGCATTTCTGGTCTCTTTCCAACACTAGACGTTTGTGTTTTTTTATTCTTGCCATACAGCCCCCTTAGTGTTTTTTGATACCAGTAACGATTCTATACCAAGTTCCTTTTGGAACAAAGTAGGTCGTCATAAGTCCACAGCCCTTTTTACCGACTAAAGTAAGCCGACAGGTTGTAGAAAAAATGTCTGATTCACCAGAATAAATAAGTTCAATTAAGTGGTAAGTATCTCGCTGACACCTTTCGCAATGATATATCTGCATTAGATACCTCCTTCCGAAGTTGGTTTGTCATCACGAGTACGTAAACATAATTCAAGAAAAGCATCTTTACCAACAACCATATGGCGTTTATTATCGCAGTCTAATTCAAGACAAATAGCGGTTAAATAAACAACGTATTTCACTTGCTGACAATGAATGATATGTAGGGTATTTTTATGACACCCTACACAATAAAGCTTGCGTAAAAGTATCATAATAACTCCTTTCAATCAAAGATGATTTGAATATTGTGCTTAACAGCGTAGTTGTATTCCCGAATAGCACCTTTGGATTCGTACCAACTTTTCATCATTACAATGATGTCGCACCGAGAAAGTATCTCAATATCACCAGCCATAAAGCCTTCATAGTCAACGTCTTTTACAAACATTGTGTTTGTATGCGGACAAATAACTGTATAGCCTTTATGCCAATACTTTTCAGCCACTTCAGCAGCTAATTTAATATTGGTAAGTTCTTCGGCTTGGGTTTTGGCTGTGTACTTTCCTGAAATGTAAACAACAATTTTCCTGCTCATAGCAACCTCCTTTATAGCCACATCCTTGTGGCTGGTTTGTTACAGCGAAAAGTGAATGTTGTGAGAATCAGCTCTCAGCTGCATAAGAGCCTGCCCATTTGGTATAACAACCTGTCAAAACGACGCATTGGTCTGCCGACTATTTTGTCTTGACCAATATATTCATCAAACTTTTTCATCACATACCTCCTATTCTGTTGTGAATGTACGATTATTTATATCTATATAATACCATATTTTATCATAAAAATCAAATGATTAACCACAATATTATAGCAATAATTATGATTGCAATTATTTTTGCTCCTATATCTTTGGGTTGTTTCCAGCCCATTTTTTCAGCCTTGTTTATCATTTATTCAAAAAGTTGTTTTCTGAATTTCCCTTGTTAGAAAAGTAAAATGTGAAAGCCATACCAGCTAAAACCATAAAGTCTTTAGGCTCTAACTTACCTAGAAAGAAACCTGCACAAGCTGATAGTGCTAATAGTACGAATACTATTTTACTTGCTGATTGTAATATTTGCATATATTTTTAGTTAATGCTCTTGACAATTTTTAATAATTGGTGTAAAGATAAAGTATGAATACTATATAAAATCATGACTTTAATATTGCTTTTAATATTGTTTATAATTATTGTTAGATATTCCGACAACATAGATGGATTTTAGTCTTTATTATCTAACCAATCTAATATTTTAAGTCCAGTTAATGCTGCTGGAATTTGTCCAACGCTTATTGCTCTCTGTATATTTTTTGATAAATCATTATAAATTATTGCTCTACTGCTTCTAAATCCAGGATTGGTTAAAATCTTTTTAAGTATAGTTAATTGAATACTACTACCAACACCATCTTTTGCTAGTCCTCCAAACAATACTACATAATCACTTAATCCTAAAAACTCCTTATTACCAAGCCTTCCCAAAGACCTTTCCAATACAGCATTTAATTTTAATAATTTACTATCTCTCGCATTTAGTTTTGATACTTCTGGTACGGCATCAGCTATTAATTCTTTCATGCCGTGGGCTAATGATTTTTTAGCTTCAATACTTACACTACTCAATTTTTGATAAGCATTTCGCACTTCTGTTTGTGTAGCCCTTTTGATTTTTTGAGCGTCTTCTATTGGTATGTTTTTACCAAACTTATTTTTAAGATTTTTCACTGAATTAACGACATTATCAGTAAATTTTTTAGCTAAATCTGTATCGTCAGCTACGTGTTTGAAATAATCTACCATTTCATCGCTAAATGACAAAAGTCTATCTGCATCTACTGTTTTACCTTTACCAGCACCATCTATAATGATTTTATCAATATCATCAGTAATATCATCTATTAGATTTACTACTTTTTGCCGCCCACCCTCTGTTATTCTTATTCCTTCGTTTAAACCTGTCTTTACAACATCTGGTGCTTTTTTAAGTTCAGCAGCAGTTGGTTTTAAAACTCTTGTATATAATTTTTCAGCTCTACTGGCTAACAATTTACTTATAGGCGATGCAAAAGGTTTTGTAACTCCACTTATAATCTTTTTACCAACACCCAAACCAAATCCCTCTAATGCTGTGACACCTAAAGTTTTTAATGTTTCTTTTGGTGTTGCGGTTAAATCGTCTAAGGTTTCTATTCCTTTTTGTTGTATATCCTTACCAGCTAAACCGCTTGCTGCAATCAAGCCACCACCAAGTCTAGTAATCCTACTATCTTGTGGATATAAAAAATTACTAACTTGTTCTAATATTGGTACTTTAAAAGGAGTTTGCCCTATTTTAGTTTTGGTCGGTTGTTGACCAATTTGTGTAGGAGTTACGCCTTTTGTGCTTTTGTTTTGCTCCGCCATCGCCCTTAGATTGTCTAGGCGTTGTTGTGTTAATACCATATATTTATACTAATAAATTATAAACTTGTTTAGCTGGTATATAATTACCATTTCTATCTTTAACAGTAATATCTAAGTGAGAACCATCACCACCACCCTGAGCAATTACTTTGCCAGTATTTCCACCCAACCCAACCAAACTTCCAGCATTTACTTTTTGACCTTTTTTAACTTTAAAGCCATCTAAATGTGATAACCAGTATTCTCTACCATCACTACCTTTAATTTTTATCTGATTTCCAAAACCGCCATTACTACCTACTGCAATTACAGTACCTGATACTGGACTATATACAGGGTCTCCTTTTTTCAAATCTACATCTAATCCCCATTTCCAATAAGGGCTTCCGTTCATACCAGTAATTGCACCATAATTACTTAAATAGTTTTTTGACATACTTAGGTCTTTATTAAAATCACCTGATAAAAGTTTCTTCTGTACTTGTGCATCCGTTAAGTTGGGATTATTATTAGCAATATCTTCTATTACATCAATGTATTCAGGATAAGTTTTTATAAAATCTTCAAGTGTGTTGAATGATTGAGTTATTTCTGGTAATTTATTTTCATTGTCAAACTCATCTAGTAAATTAATAACATCAGGAGTTAAAATATTTTCAATGTTTAGTCCATAATTATCAGCCTGTGTTTTGATTCTTCTCGCATAGTTCAGTTGTTCTGCTTCATAACCTTTTAATAATTGTTGAGATAAATTATAAAAGTTTTGTAATTCTGATTGAGTAACACCAGCACCACCTCTTTGAAGTTTCTCTATTGTACCTTTCATTCTCTGAGCTAAAGATTGTCCATCACCAGAACGAGCATATTCACTTTCTCTAACCACAGAAGTTGGGTCAAGTAATTTTTGAAAAGTAACCAACACTGCTTGTGACGGAGCATTATTGCTCGTACCATCAAATCCTGCCTGGACAGCTGCTTTATAGCCCTGTTCCATTATTCCAATTTGTCTTTGGGCTGACCTAGAATCCTTTGCATATTGTTCAAAATTACCAGCAAGTTTTACTTCCATTTCTATCTTATCTTGTCCGGTTAGAACTGATTTTGGTATTTGACCAAACGCCTCTCCTTTTGTAGTACCAAAAGGCACTCCAAGAGCAGCTGCTTCAGTTGGTGATAAAAGCTCATTTAATTCATTATCACTTAGAAACTCTAACTCTTTAATAGCTTGGTCCATTAATTTGAATTCTAGAGATTGGTCCATCTCTTGTTGCCACCTGTTTTGGGTCATACTTTGAGAAGCTACAAATTGAGCCTGACTAACTGCGGTTTCGTATAAGTTTTGTGAAAGGTTAAATTGTCCTGTTAGATTACCGATTTTACCTTCATACTTACCTTCTATACTTTGAATGCGTCTAAGTCTTATACCTTCAGTCAGCCAAGGATTATCGTTTATATCTCGGATTTCTTCGTCTTTTTTATCATTTAGCTCTCTTAACTCTTTAGCATAGCTTTCAGCTTGAGCTTTAGCACTAATAGCACCACTATCTAATAAGGATTGTTGAAAAACATCTTTAAACTGTGCCTTTGGTTCTTGTTCAGGGTCAATTTCTATATTATTATCAGCTAACAATTTATCTACTTGTTGTTGTTTTTCATCTCTAACCTCTGGTGCTTCATAACCATAATTTTCTTGAGCATATTGTAGGTTTTCTAAATCAGTTTCGTTAGCAGTTCCTTGGGCTGCTCTTTGGGCCGCCGCATCTAAACCTGTTCTCTGTTCTGGAGTTAGTGCATCTGTAGCATTTATAGTAGTAGCACCGCCACCTGGCAAAGGTGCATTATTAGTAGCATAATTCCAGTTAGCAATATCTGTAGGTGTCCAAGTTCCAGTATCTGGTCTATTGCTTAAAAGTTTTTGTATACTTGCCTGTTGGGCTGGGTCTAAACCCGCTTTAAAAGGAATATCACCACTAGCAACTGCATTAGTTACATTATCTCCTGATGGATTATCTACTCCTACAGGTGGAGCTACTAATTCACCAGAAACGCCTGGAGTAGTAGAATTACCATAAAACAAATTGACAGGGTTTATTCCAGCTGCTCTGGCTTTGGCTTCTATTTCTTCTTTTGAGCCAGTAAAGGTTTGTTGGGGGATATTAGCATCACCTTTGAAAGTAGCTGTTAGTTGTCCACCTGTTGCTTGTACTCCACCTGCTTGTGCTATTCTTTCAGCCTCTAACCTAGCAGCACCCTCACCACCAGTTGAAGCTAATGCAGCCTGTTGTTGTTCTGGAGTAACGGTCGCACCGAATCTAGTATCTTCTGGATTAAGGTTGTGGTGTTCTATAACATCAGCTTTTTGCTGTGGTGTTAAATATCTAAAAGCTTCATCTTTTGTAAAACTACTTTTGCCAACTGGTGCAAGTCCACCCATAGGGTCAAAGCCTATAACTCCACCAAAATTGTATTTAAAATCAGGTCTACCAGCTTCTGCTGATGCTTGTGGATTTGCATTACCTAAATAATTTACAGTACCACCACTAATATCGTAAATATCATCACCTAGTGATATTTTTTGACCTTCATATTCTTTTAAGAAATCTGGGTTATCTATTTGAAGCCCTGAATTTCTTAATGCTTGTAATTTATCTACTGCCATATATTTTTATTAAAATTGATTTTCACTCCAAAAACGTCTATCAGCTCTACCACTATAATCTTCATCAACAACTGGAAACCAATTATACTGACCACCTCTTTCTAGGGTAGTTTGGTATTTGTGCTGTTCATCTAAGACCCTTTGCCATACTTCATCTAGCTTTTGTACGGCTCTTTGGTCGTGTAATTCTGCTTCGTTCATTAAATGCTCACGACGTTTTAAATAACTTGTCATCTTCTCTACTATAGCTTCGTTGCCTTCTCTGTCCCAATCAGTAAATACTGGCTTATGGTCTTCATCTGTTAAGTCAATAGCTGGTTGGTATTGTCCATAACATACAGTCGTACCGCTTAATCCAGCACTCTGATTGATAAACATAGTTCTACCATAATCTGTATATACTTTATCGGTAGCATCTGGTGTTTCTTCTTTAAGGATTTGGTAGTCTTCAAACCTTAACTTAGTAAGTCGTTTACCGCCAACTGTAACTATTCTAAAACTATCTGCTTTGTAGCCTTCAAAATAGTATTCGTCGCCATTAGCACCGCCACCAGTTGTAAAGGTAGTTTCTACCCTACCTTCGGTAAATGGCCATTTATGATAAGCCGAAGCCCAAATATTAGACTCTGCATACCAATTAGTAAGCATAGCATCAGTTATGAAACCGTCAGTAGTAGTACGATTATTTCGTACTAATACTTCGGTGAATATATTGTTTCTAGTATCTAACATATTGTTTATTTATATAATCTTTAAAATAAGGCGTTAATCTTATAATTTCTTCTTCCGTTTCATTCGTATAATAATAATGCAGTAACTCGTGAGCTAATACATCTTCAAAATCTACTGCATCTTCACTTATATATACATCTTTCTGCTGATATGTTTTGTATGTTTTTACTATAGTACAACCCTCTAAACCTTCACATTGTTCTGGCATTTCTTTCACTATATTAACAGGCACATCTAACCAAGCGTATTTATTTAAAATAGTATTTTGTAGGGTTGTGAACCCTGTTAGTATTAAAATTGTTATTAAGATTATGTACCTCATATTTTTCTTGGTGTTACTAATAAAGCATCTATCACACCATTGCTATCATCTGTTGTATAAGCCTCTAGTGCAATAGCAAAAGCCATATCGCCCGTAGCCGCCTTCATTGCTATACCCGCTGTAGTAAATGTTCCTAAATAATCCCCCACTGCTATATCTGTAGTTCCATCTACTGTTAATTGTGTAGTTTTGCCTTCTTGTAAAATTATTGCTACACCATTATTAATAGCATTATTCATTAACACTCCCCAAACAAAATCATCTCCCTGTGTTGTTGTTGTTGTAATTTCTTCTCCACTTGCAACCGCCTTTATTACAATAACATTTCCAGCAGTTAAAGAGCCACCAGAAGTATTTTTCATTTTAATTATTTTTCTATCATAAGTATTATTTTGTATACTAGAACCACTACTTACTACAGAATCAGAAATATAAGTAAAGCTACCAGCTGGTATATCTAAATCTCCTGCTGTATTACTACCAAGAAAGGGGTTGACAATAGATATTGTATCAGTATTATTTATCATTTGAAATCCATAACCAGTATTACCAGTTGATTCACAAGAAACAAAGGTAGAATAATCATTATTCATTTCAAATCCATCATCTCCATTAGATGTTGATGTGCAATTAAAAAACTTCAGATTTGTTGCGTCCAACTCAAAACCCTTATTTGTGTTATCTATTGATAAACAATTTATAATTGTACCATAAGCAGTGCCAATACCACCAGCATCATCTTGGTCAAAATCAAATCCATCATCTCCGTTGGTATCAGCAATTAAATTAGATAATATAAAATAGTTAGTTGGTCTAGTTGCTTCTCCTCCTAAAGATATAAAACCTTTACCAGTATTATTATCAGACAACAGATTGGTTATATTAAAATTCTGACTATGTTTCCACCTAATACCAGACTGGTTACAACTTGTTACTCTAACATTTTCCATATTCCAAAAATCACAATAATCTAGGTCTATACCAGCAGTATTATTAGAATTTTGTAATGTAAAATTTTTTAATTCAAAATTTGTTAAAGGAACACTAGATGTGCCAGTATAAGTAATTCCATTAGCAGAACCATTAAATTCAAGTATTGTTTTATCTTTACCAACACCAATAATAGAAACTCTATCTTTTCCAACTATTTCGTAATCTATATTATGAGTTCCTGCTTCTAAATATAGATTACCACCATCAGAAGATAATGAATCTATTGCGTTTTGTATATTTTCTCCAGCTTTTATAGTCTTAGTTCTAACGCCTAAATAAACATTAGGAAGCTCTACATTACCAATTTCTATTTCACCATTTTTACCAAATCTATAACCATTTTTATTTTTAATAAAATCAGAAAAAATATCTTCTCTAACCTGCCATCTATCATTTACTTTTTCAAAAGGAGAATCAGCAGGCTTTGTGTCTGGTATTTCAAACTGTTTATGTATTTTTGTTTCTGCCTGTTTTGCCATATTTATTCGTCTATTACTTCGTAGTCAATGATTATAGGAAGCCCTACTGTAAGTAACTCACTACCACTCCATTTCAACTCTAACCAGAAGTTATTATAACCGCTGACATCATCTAGTCTGTAAACTATCTGTCTTTTACCAGAAAAGTTAGTGCTGTTAATTGTAGTAAGTGTTTTGGTAGTTCCACCATCATCTAAGTAGATTGTAGGGATAAGTGTCATATTAGCCGCCACTGCTTGAGCTAGAGGTATTCTAATTCTAGTTATTTTAAAATGCTGTCCTACTCTATAAAAAGGACTCCACCAGTTATTGCCGTTAGTATAATTAGTTCCTTGTTTATCTAGTCCGTGTGATACGCCAGTTGAGCCATCACCTGCCTGTGTCCAGCCTATAATCGGCACAAAGAAGCCATTAGATACATTATCGGCTACATTAACCGCAGTTACGCAAGTAGAACTGTTACCGCCTGTTGCTTTCATTACATTGAACATTCCATTTCCTAATATACGTTTTTGTAGTCCAGTTGAATAAACACAACCAGCACTCTCAGGGACTGTAGTATAGTTGCCGATTAAAACTCTATTTAAAACTCCGTCTATAGCACCCTGTAGGCAAGGTTCGCCTGTTTCCGAATAATAGATTTCTTCAAAACTATATCCACCTACAAAGCGTGAAACTCTAAAGCCCTGATTATCTATGTTGCCTGATACTACATAAAGTATACCATTAACATTTTTCATAGCTGTAATCAAAGTATCAGGGAACTCACACCATACTATCTGATTGACATTAGTAGATACAGTGTCCCAAAAAGCTATTTTAGCTCTCTTTTGTCTGGAAGCTGAGTTATCGCCTTCATAAAAAGCTATTGCTAAATCGCTACCATAACTCTCAATGCTAGTTGGCCATAAACCATAGCCAACATTTAAAGCATCATAAGTAGAACCGTTATTAGTATCACCCTCAACACTTGTCTTAGAAGTCTGTATGTAGTGGATAGAACCTGTATTGCCGATAACATCACCGATATATAAACGACCATCTGAGTGTCTGCAAGTAGGGTGGTTTGGTATTAAAAGATTATTTTTGTAAGTAGTCGGATAAATAGTATTAGTAAGAGCAGTCAAGCTAAGCGTACCTGTCCAATAAGTACCATTCCAAAATTCATCACTAGCACTTAATGGACCATATCTAGCTACATCTGTTGGTCCAACAAAGTACATATAATTATCATAGTAGTCCATACCCTTGCTTCCAGCTAGAGTTCCATGGTCAGACATAGCAGTTACAGTAGTCATATCAGGCGTTATGGTGTAGGCGCTGCCATTAGCGTCTTGTACGTATGTAAAGCTGGTCTTAGGATTTCCTTTAATCCAAAGTGGTGCTGATGTAATAGTAGTACCGCTAAACTTCTCACTAGCAGTTGGTCTGATTAAACCTGATGCTACAGTAGAATAAATAGTATCATCATCATCTATTGGCTGGGCTGGGTCTATTCCTAAAGACGCTCTAAACTGACCCTCTGACCCAAAATGGGTTGTAGGGGATATTCCACCTAGTATGTTGTCTATGGTAATTCTTGGCATATTAGTATTTAAACTTATTAGTACTCAAATTTATCCCAGTCACATTTGAAATACTTACCCCTCATGTGATATTTGTCTGCTTTCGTTAATTGCATTTTTTTCCAATTTAATTCTTTAATTAATTTAATAAATAATTTATAAATTCTTTCATCTTCTAATATTAGCAAAAGTATTCTCTTTAACAGTCGCTGTCTTTCTTTCATATCGCCGATAACTTCAGCATTTTCTAGTTCGGTTAAGGCTAGACTGAATATTCTCTCTGGTTTTATCCACCATCTAGGTCTAAATATACCGAATAACCATTGAACTCTAAACCGATAAGCATCATCTTCCTGTAATATAAAGCATAACATCTCTTTTAATGGTCGGATTATATCACTTTCACTCTCTAAGGTAGTCATAGCTCGCCATAATTCCTTTACTGGCATAACCATTTTATCTGGTGGGATAGCATCATACTTAACCTTGTCCCAAAATTCAGTTAAACCAGTGCGTAATTTCTGCTTTATATTGGCTATAACCTGCTCGTGTGGTACTCCATTTTCCAATTCGTACCAACTGTCATTGAATATCTGATTCTTTATCTGATGTTTTAATGGGGATAGCGAACCAAATAGACTATGTCCTCTAGGATAACCAGGAAATACCTCGTCTTCTCCATCCATATGCATGACTGTAGCACCGTCCTTGTTGGTAGTTACCTTAGCACTAACAGCATCACTGAATCGCCAGTACTTGACCATCGGCATTGTATCGGGTCTTTTGCGTAATAATTTAAAGAACTTTCTTTTTATCCATCTTTTTGTGTAATACATAAACTCATTTGTAAACGCTCGGCTGGGCTAAAGGCGTTTACTCTAAAGCCCAACCAAAACGAGTTAATTAAAACTAGTAGTTGCCAAATAGAATAGCACCTAATTTACGTCCGTATGAAGTTACTAATGCTCCATATAGATATAAACCTTGATACTTCTTAGCAAACTGGTCTTCAGCATCAATTACACGACTCTCAGACCATTTATCAGCATAAGTGATAAAGCCTTTGTGTCCTGCAACAATGAAGTAACCATTTGAACTAGCTGTAAAGTCACCAGAACCAGTTGAATGACCAGCACGTAGTGATAGGCGTGAGCCTGCAGCAACGTGAATGTCAAAGCCACCAATTCTCATAATCTTACCATTTGTAACTGTGCCTTTATACATCTCGGCAATTCCTGTTGGCTGAGTTTCACTAGCTTGTAAAAGCATAGTTTTAATCTCTGGTGGAATTACTAAGTATCTATCCATTTCAGGTACTTCATTCTGATTTAATTTCTCAGCAAGTAAAGTAACTTGGTCATAGATAGAAGCAGCAGATACAGCAGTAGCTAGAGCAGCTTGGATTTCCCAACCTAAACCATCTTGTGTACCAGATGCTAGGATAGCAGCGTTGCCATCACCAGTCTTAGGGAAAGTAATACCATCACCACCGTAAACACCACGCAAAGTGTAACCTTCTTGGAAGTCACTACCAGTTGTTTCGCCATCCCACTCTGTTAGAGATGCAGATGTTGAACTTGCAACAGCAGTAATCTTATACCAAGGAGTTACAAAAGTAGCAGATGAACGCAAACGGAAGCCTTTACCTACATCAGTGGCCTCGAAACCACCAAATGCGATAGTACCATCACCTTGTTCTACACCAGTAGCATTACCTGCGGTAACACTTTCTGAGAACATCAATGTTACAGTACCACCAGTAGCAGTTGTAACGATAGAGGCGGCAGTTTGAACATTACCAGCAACTTTTACGTTAACACCTACCCAAGAACCAGCCTTTGCATCTACAGCCTTGTCTAAAACGTAAGCATCAACTTCTCGTTCTAATACAGCAGCTCTATTTGTTAAAAGATTTTCAACAACATTGCCACCATAAGTAAACAAATCTTCCAATCTGTCTAGTGAGAAGTTAAAGTATTTGCGTTTTTCAACATCCAAAGTGTCTTCGTTATCTAGAATAGTTTCAGATACCATAACTG